CCCAAAAGTGAAAAAACCTAGTAGGATAATTTGTAATCATAAAATCAGATACTTCTTTTAATGAGTTCAAACCATCTCTAGTATCATAATGTCCATCCCAAGTTGCTTTTCCATGAATGCCTGTGTAAAAAGAGCCACTTATATAAATCTGACCTTTGTCAATTTTAGTAACTCTTGCAACATGGCAACCCTGTGTCCACTCGATAATATCGCCAACTTGAACTTTACTATAATCAAACTCGTGTAAAGTCCAACCATTTGTTAGATATAAATGCCAAGTGTTCGCATTTCCAATTCGTGTTACAGGGATTGGCAAACCATCTACCAAAATATCGCCAATAACAAACATCGTACAATTCGCTAAACAATTAGGAATTGTTGCTAAAGGATTTACTGTTAAATCCCAAAAAAAACGATGATATTTACCACCGTATTCCAAACCTTTAATGGAAGTAATCATATATTACCCCCTTTCATCAGTTCCATAATCATTAACTGTTACATCGCCATATTTTAGATATTTTAGTTCTTTGAGTGATTTTACCTTTTCAAAAATTTCTGTTGATAGATCAATATCCCAAGTTGCAAGTACAGTAATTACCTCGATTACAGTTAATACAGAAACACTCACAACAATATCAACCAACTTTAGTGTTAATGCCAATAAATTTAAGGAATAACAAAATGCAAATATACATAATGAGGCTACTGTGCCTTTTAGAAAACCAAACAAAAACTTTTTTAAATTAAAGCCTATGTTAAATGTTCCTAGAATTGTACCTAATATAATATTGATTAGATATAGCAACGCTGTTACAACAATTAGTAATACTACAGCTTCTAAATTCTCACTAAAAGCATTTTGGATTGTATCAATAATAACTTTCATTTTAGTTTCTCCCCCACTTATCGTAGATTTCCTCTATACGATTTCTAGCTTTAACTCTTTCTGTAAGAGTTTCAGCATACATTTTGGTGTATTTAATATTGATTTTGATTACATCTGCAACCCATGTAATTGGATTTGTTAAAGATAATATTTCCTCAAAAGCACGACTTGTAATGTAGTCAGTTTCATAAAGAAAAGACTTTAATTCATCTACCTCTTTAAAGTCTTTTTCTTTTTCTTGTTCTGTTGTGATTTTATTCCATTCTTCTTCATCAAAGATGAGTTTGTTTTTACCTAACTTGTATGCTCGTTTCTTTGTTAGATCATATTCATCAAGATTGAGTTCAACATAGTCTTTAATTGTTCCTGTGTGAACGATATTAAGAACATAGCCTCTTGTATCTGTGCTTACAAAATATTTCATTGACTACCTTTCAAACCCCATGCCCATATGTAGTTGTAGTTTGCACCACTTGAATATAATATTGTTCCTTTTTTTATTGGAAGCCAAAAAGGATTTGGTGAAAAGTTGCCACTACCATTTCCTGCAAGTTGCACATTATCAACCCTAACTTGCCCATATGCTGATCCTGAAATATATACAAAACAATCTTCTGTTGCTGTCCAAGTCACAGGGCTTCCATTTGCTGACATATTACAAATCTTTCTTGAACTATCAATACCGAAGCCAATTTCTTTTAATGCTTCATTTTTTATTACTCTTTTATCTTCAACTGAGGTTATGCCTGATCCACTTGTAGTTATGATATAAAGTAACAAATCTCTTGATGTGCCTGTGCCATTAATATTATCACTTTGCATATTGTTGGCTGTTCTTTGTGCAAATGCACCTCTTTCAGAATTTGGTCTTGTGAGATCGATATTAGCACACAAATATATAGTAGAATTGGCTTCTAAAGTAATACTCTCTGTAGATATAACTTTAAAGAATGAGCCACCAATGACTGCCTCACTTCCTACATTAAATGATACAGTTAGTGAACTTGCTGAATATTGTAGTGTAAATTCATCTCCAACACCACCAATAACACAATCGTTTGTAGCAACCTGATATACACCACCATCATACTTTGATAAAATATCGTTTGATGATCCTGTATCGTGTAAAGTTTGTATTGCCATAATTATTCTTCCTCCATTACTCGTTGATAAACAAAATTTTTTGATGTGCCATACTCATCCAATGCTCTGTTCGGATAGTGCATTTTTGAGTTAAAATCTTGATGAAAAAAAATCATATTATTTGGAATATGATATTTCTTTTGTAATTTATAAATCAAACTAATTGCTCTATCTTCAGCTTTTTTATAATCTTCATCACTAAATGATGATACTATCTCAATTGCGATTGTGTATCTACAACCCCAATCCTTTCCTTTTCCTGTGTGATATACTGCCCAATCGTCAGGCATAACTTGTATCGTTTGTTTGCTATCACAAATATAATGAACGCCCTGATTTGTTCTACATTCTGTATTTAACCAATCGTGTAGTTCTTGAGCGTTCATCTCGTAGTTTCCTGTTTCGTGCAAAGTTATGCCCTGTATGTCTGATTTTTCTCTAGGAAAACCATATTGTATAAACTTATTCTCATCTATCATATTCTATACCTTTCCCAAAGTTAATATTTTTGTTAAAGCTGTTCTAACTTTGCCACAAACAAAATCAACCTGTACAATGTTTTGGTTTGATTGTTTACTTATGTCATAGCCTGTCAAAATCGAATTAAAATAATCATCGTTATAGAATATATCTAATTCTCCACCTAGATTAAAATCACCAAATTCATAAATAAAGTTACGAATAATTAGAGTAAATGTAACCTTATGATTAAACATCTGTTCAGGTAGATTATTTGCTACTAAATCAGCAATAGGATCATCACTAAACACAACTTCTGTATTTGTGATGTTAAATCTATTAGCTGTTGTGCTTGGCTCTTCAACAATACTATTCTTTGTAGCAATATATGTTGTTCTATATGTCTTGTCTTGAGCATACACAACCAACTTATTTGTTTCTTCGATTTCAGTTATTGGTGACATATTTTGAATTGCATACATATTATTACCAACTTTTATTGTTTGAAATGATGGTACTTTAATATGTACATAATTAGTTCCACTTACATTAATCTCAAAGTCAAAAATAATTCCATATTTCTGATAGAGTTCATAAATAAACTCTTCCATGTCATATGTTGTCATTTGCTCGTTTCCATCGCTATCTAAATCAGATGGAAGATTAACAGCAGTTGCACCTGTATAATCAATAGTTATTCCACCTAATCTTTGTGCAACTAAAGGATCAACATAAGTAGAATGATATAATTTGCCATCTGCATAGTCTTGAAGTAAAACTGCTATCTCGTGTTCAAGATAATCTTGAGATGATGTGTTATATATCCAAGTTCCTTTATAGAAAGATTGCATTTGGCTACAATTTATAGTTTTATCTTCTATAGAATTAATTACACCTGTGTATAGTGTAGTTCCCATAGGATCATAAAGCACTAACACATCTCCCTCATCAACATCTGATAATAAATCCATTACTTTAATTGATGAAGTAGCATTTGTTAATAAATCTGTACTTATATCAAAAGTATCTACAACCATAAAAGCTTTTGGTAAAGCTTCTAAATCCAATTGATCTTTGATATAACATCTATATTGATATATTCCATTAGTTTCAAAAGTTCTCTGATATTCAGCAACCAAAGTAACATTTGAATTTACAGTTATTGTTCTTGGATTTTCATATGAGCCATCTTCCCACTTTACAAAATTGTAATCAGGGAATGGTCTAGCCCAAGCCACAACATCTGTTCCTGCAAATACATTGTTATCACTTAAATAGATACTACCATTGTTAAAGTTAGTTTTTGTAGAAATAGTGTATCTATCATCTTCTTCAAAATATGCAGTAATGCTAATGTTTTGTGTTAAATGTAAGTATAAAGGTGTTGTAGTGTATTCTGTGCCATCTACATCATACTTTACAAAATGGTTATTAGTATCTGCAATAACACTAAAGGTTACATCGTTTTGGTCTACACCTCTTGTATATTGAATTGCACCATTTCCATCAACACTATCAGATATTTCATATATTGGCTCAAATCTTGCTTCAATAGTAGTATCTTGCGTAATAGGATAAACATATGTATCATTTGCACTTATCTGTACTGAATTGACATACCAACCTTTGAATTGTGCATTTGCATTTGGCGTTGCAACAAGTTCAATTTCTGTTGCACTTACCCAATCATAAGTTGCACTTCCTAATGTGCTATCGTAGTTGATTGTAATGTTGTATGTTGGCATAAAGTTTGCCATAAGGTCAACAAAATTATGAACTACAAAACTTAAAGGGTTATCATTTAACTTAATGCTTCCTAATTCTTGCCCATAAGCAAATGTGCCTGTTCCTTTGTTTGTATAGAATTTAAGTTCTACCAAATCTAATAAACCTATTACACCATCAACATCTCTTTTTACAGGTATATAATCTCTTACAATCAAACCTGCTTTGTATATTGTTAAATCCGATATGCAACATCTAGCCTGTTGTGAAACACTACCTGCACTATTTCTTGCAAACGCATATATGTTTTGACCGATATTTACACTTGATGATGTAAGTGATAATTCTGTATCATCAAACTTAAATGTTCCTGTGCTACTATCTAAACTTAAAGTATGCCAATTTGTATCAACACCATTTATATATTTTTCGGTATCTCCACCACCTATTTGAACTTTCCATCTAGTGCTACCATCTGCATTAAAGAAAAACCACCTATTACTAACAGAAGCACCAAAAAGAACTTGCCCTGATGATGTGAAACTTGTGTATTTAAAAGTTGCGTGAACTTCTATATCGTTAACACCTACAACAACACCTGTATCAATATATTGTGTTCCACTACTTTCAATATAATCTAGTTTTGTATAGCCATTTAATTCCCAATCAACAAATTCAAAATTGCTACTTGGTATTGCTTCAAGTGTGACATTGTCACCATCTTCATAAAGCCCTGTTCCTGTAATCGTGCCACTACCATATGGGTTTGCTTCTGCACTAACTTCAATTGGGTATGAAAATGCATAACTATTTGAACTTGCTCTAAATGTGTCATTTACTAAATCATAAATACCTGCAACATTATCACTTAATCTCAATGCAGGTATGTAGTCATATGTAAGTGTTCCTGATTTGTTGTAAACTTTTAAATATTCAAGTTGACAACTTGTTTTTGCATAACCACCACTTGCTTGACTATCATTTGAAGCAAATAAATATAATGCCCTACTTGTTGATGGGTAACCATTTGTTGTATATGCCCTAGTTCCATTTACATCTACATAGTTGCTATTTAAGTTGTAGTCAATTACATTTCTTTGACCAACAGGCATTGCAATAGTGTTTTGTGCAGTGAATGTCATACCACCTGCACTAGCAGAAAAGTTGCCACTTGATGTTCTTTCTATGATATATGAACGATATGAACTATCTGCCCAACAACCAAAAAAGATTTGTCTTGTATTAGCAGTAAATGTCAATGCACATTCAACCCTGCCAACAACATTTCCTGCAATGCTTGGTGCTATATATTGTGTGCCATTACTTTCGATATATGGTAATTGTTTGTATGTATTAGGTAATGCCATATATTACCCCCTATACTGTCGCATACGACTTCTTGAACGATATTTCAATTGTGCCATCAAAAGTTGCAATATCACTACAAGTAAAGTTAAAAACAGTTTCACCAACTCTCATCTTGCACCAAGTTAAATAACTAGCACCATTTCTAATAGTGAAATCTTGATATTGTTCAGGATTAACTATTGCACTACCATTTGCCTCTAGATATATGCTTTCAGTTCTTTCGATACTATCAATAATTGCTAAATCATATGTACCATTGATCTTGCAAATACCATATGTTTCACCACCCTGTGTTAAAGAAAATTGCATATTAGTGAATTGTGAAACAATTACACCATCTTCTTCTCTACCTTTAACTGTGATAATAAAGCCTACATCATCTGTACCATCGTTATATACAACTTCGTTTGAGAATGTGCTACCTTTGTAATGATAATCTCTGATTAAAGGATAGTCTTTCCCATCCTCATCTGTTTCTTTAACAAAGGTAACTTTGTAATCTTCATCTGTAAGCCATTCAGTTAATCTATGGAATGTTACAGGTACGTGCAATATTCCATCTTCAGCAACTTCAGTTTTGTTAGCTTGAATAAACTCAACATCACAATGATATGCAACTAGATTATTTGGAGTTAGATAATGTAATTCCAATGGTTTAAACTTCGCAAATTGAATGAAGTCAAAATACTTCTGATATTTATCACCATTAGTATCATCATAAAATAATAAATCTCCACTAACATCTGTTAATTGAAATTGGCGTGATGTAACAAGTTCACTATTGCCAATTGTTAATGTAGTGATAAGCCTTTTAAAGCCTAATCCATTTGGATCGTGAAGAAAAGCTTTGTGATTAGGATTTGTAAATTCATAGCGATTACCTAATGAGTTTACTAACCAAAATTTTCTATAATCAGCCATAACTACCTCCTATCGTATCTTTCTTCCAAGTGCTTCGTTTATATCATCAGCAATCCAAGATGACCATTGTCTAACTTCATCTCTACCAATGTTATTTGAATTAACAGTAAAGTTAGCATTTAATGTGATTTGACCACCACTATTAAACCCACCACTTTTTGAAACCCAAGCACCACCATTCGATGAATAATCTCCTCTAGCACTACCACCAATTGTGTAAGATTGAGCGTCTCTTCCTACATTAATTAAATTCAAAAACCAATTCGTTGCGTCTACTAGCCAACCAACTAATTTAGAAATCCAATCGATTGCAGTCTGTACCCAAGATATAATTTGTTTAATAATGTCAATAAATCTTTGTCCTGCTTCGCTTTGTCTAAAGTTATCCCACATAATTTGTAGAATATTGACAATCTCTTTAAACAATTCCCATAAAATCTGAATAATATTTATTATTAGATCAATAGTTGGTTTAAATAGATTTATTAAACTCTCAACTATTCCATTTATCTGATTTCTAATATCTTCATTAGAAGCATATAAAACAGCCAAAATGCCTAATATAACAGTAAAAGGATTAATAATACCTTTAACTACAGTCCATATTGACTTTAAAACACCAAATAATCCTGATCCATTTGATGTTAATTTTGCAAATATAGATACAACTTTTTCATTCTTTAATAATTGTGCAAATCCTGTTGATAAATCACCAAACATTTCTGTTAGTTTGCCACCTATTGCCAACATTGGAGATAGTAAAGCAAGAATAGTGCCTATTCTAGTTATCATCTCTTTCTGTTCAGGTGACATCTCTTTGACCTTTTTAATGATGTCATTAACAAACTTAATAACATTCTTAATAATAGGAACTAAACTTTGTGTGAGTTCACCTAATAATTGATTAATTGTATCTTTTAAAGTTGATAGTGAGCCATTTAATGTTTCAGATTGGCTCTCCATTGCACCAAAGTATTTGCCACCCTCTGATGAGGCTTTTGTAAATGCTTCTAATAA